GCAAAAGCCGCGGGGGTACTTGCGGACTTACCACTTATTCGGCCTTACGCGTTGGCGACCGAAATGGTTGCCGGTAAGGTGGGGGAAGTTGCGAAAATCTTCGGATACTCGCGTCCCTCAGTGGTCACTGATATACAATTGTTCAAGCCTAATCCAACAGGTAATTTCACTAACGTGGACGCTGCTGATGCGGTGCAAAAGCTTACTATGGATTCTAAGGCTGAACTTACTTTGGACACTCGTACAGCGGGTCTTGATGGTGTTGACCAGATGGGCATCAATGATATTGCTCAGCGTGAATCTTATCTTACTAGTTTCACTTGGACGCCAGATGAAGGACCTGATACGTTGTTGTGGAACTCACACGTGACACCAATGTTGTTCGATATCCTAGGTAGTGAAATTCATCCCACCCCCATGAGCATGATTGGTTCGTGTTTTCATTCATGGCAGGGTAGTATTAAGTTCCGTTTCCAGATAGTTAAATCTGACTTTCACAAGGGTAGAATGTTGGTTCGGTACGATCCGAATTCTCACAGTTCAGCTGTTGAGTATAATACCAATTATTCCCGCGTGATCGATATTGCGGAACAGGATGATTTTGAGGTCGTAGTAGGCTGGGCGCAGTCAGAGCCATGGTTAACATGTGGAGCTCTGAGCGATAGTACTGTGAATTTTAGCGACTCAGTACGCCTACCTAAGACTCAAGGAATTTTCAACGGAATCCTTGAGCTCAATATTTTGAACGACCTAGTGTGCCCCTCCGTGGACGCACCAATTTCCGTTAACGTTTTTGTCAGTATGTGTGAGGATGCGAAGTTCGCTGCACCCTCCAACCGCAACATTAATGATTTCCATGTTTTTCCTCAGCAGAACCCTGCGCTTACGAGCCAGAGTGGAATGGCTGATTCTACGGAGAACCCGTCTGTCGCTGATACCGACAAACCGATGGGATCAACCGAGATTCAGACCATTGCTAGTGAATCAGTGGAAGCGGATCATACGTATACCGTGTTTTATGGAGACCCTCCCA